AATTGTGTTTCCGCTTAAAAGCATTGCCGACACGTATTTGCCTGCGAAACTTCCGCTGTAACTTGAAGTAATGTTTGTAGTAGTAGCCATTTATTTATTTGTTTATTGTGTTAAAAATTCTATTTTGGATTGTGTTATTTGCTTTTTGTCCGTAAAGATGCAACTCTCTTTTAGCAGTTGCTTTTTCTGGATTGTGTGTAATTCCTTCAACTTCTGAATGTGCTGATAATTCAACAACCTCTTCAACTTTTTCAACTTCTTTAGAAAGTTTTAATTCGCTGATTTCTGCTCTTAGTTTTTCGATTTCAGAAAAGAACATTTCTTCGCTAATAGATTTAATAATCTTTTTAGGAGATGCTGATTCTTTTTCTAATTCTTCTTCAACTACTGCTTCTTCTTCAACGGGTGCTTCTTCTTCCACTGATGCTTCACCTATTTCTGCAATGATTCCTTCTTCAACAACTTTCATTGTCATTCCATCTTCCATTACATACTCACCAATAGGAACTGCAACACGCTCTTCGTCAGCAACTACAAATACTTCTGCACCTACTTCAAATGATTCAGCTTCTAAAACCGCTCCGTTATCAAGTTTCATTTGCTCTAACTTTATCTCTATACCGAGTAAAGTTTTCACTTTGTTAATAATCTTTTTTTCTGTGTTCATATATTAAATTTAATTATTATACACTTGGATATAATTTTTTATTTTGATTTGATACTTTTGAAATTTGTAAGATTAAATCAGCCGTTTCTTTAAAACCATATATATCTCTACCATCTAAACCTATTTCTTGAGCAACATCCATAATATCAGATAAATCATCTTCATACTTATCAAGTTGAGAATTTATATCATCCATTAATTTGACAAATTCTTTTTGAGCGTTTTTGTAGTTTAAGTAAATTTTATCAATTTTACCTTCTTCTGATTTTAATTTCGCATCTAATTTTTTTACATCATTTAAAATTGATTGAGGCTTTCTTGCTAACTCAACCTTTTGAGTTGCTAACTCCGTTTTCTCTTCCTTAAAAAGTGTTTGAAAAACTCTATTTTCTACATTCATAATTATATAATAAAATTTAGTTATTATTTTGTGTTTTGTTTATTATTATTCTTCTTCAACTTTATAAATAGTGCCAATTCCTTGCTTCCAATATTCTGGAGTTTCACACCCTTTTATTTCGTTTTGTTTACACTCAATTGAATAAGTGTTTAGGCATTTACAATAAACCGCTCTACTCATTATTTTAATAGTTCTATAAGTTCGTTTATGATTTTATCTTGTGCTGATAATTCTGCTTTTGGTTTTTCTAATTTGTCAGCAAAATATCCTTCAATAGAAAATCCTTTTACTTTACCCGTTTTAACATAACTATTCCAAACCTCATCATTATCAACTTTAACAGAACCCATCCAAGTACCTACAGGAACGTCTAAACCATATAAAGCAGTTTTATCTTTTTGCTTATCTTCAACTATCCAACTTTCAACTAACGTCAATCCTTTTAATTGCGAATCGTGTTCTAAAGTAGAGTTAGATTGATTACCATTCTGTAAGTACATTTGAGATGCCTTAGTGATAGTATCTTTAGAAAAGAATATATGATACTCATCATCACCAGACTTACGGTAAATAGGCTTGTTAGGTATTAACAAAGCACCCATCAACAAACGCTTCTCTTTACTTATTTCAGCAAGTTTTATTTCTTGATTACTTAAAGCAATAAAGTCTGATTCAATAGCAGGATTTTCAACAACAGAAATAGCTTCTACTCCTATTGCTTCGTCATCGTCTAAAATTAATTCAATTAGTTTCATAATTATATAATAAAAGTTTTAATTCTTTTTGTATTTTATATTGATGCACCTTGAATTATATTTCTATCCATCTCTTGAGCATTTGTTACATCACCAGAAACTACATACGCTCTTGTAGGTTGTTTAGATTGTCCACCTATTGCATCTGCTAATTGATTTGTATTACTTTGACCTACTATGTTAAAAGCTGGAGGTGTAGATGGAATACTTGGAACTGAACCGCCTCCACCGCCACCACTTGCAAAACTTGGCATTGCTGGTTCTTTTGTTGCTGATATTTGCTTAACGTTTGCTAAACCCGAAGCAACAACCCCAGCTGCTGCAATAGTTCCAAAAATACCACCTTGTGCTAATGCTTTACTTGCACCTGCATAGGTATCTCTAATTGCACTTGCTATTGCAACTGCTTTTCCAAACTTACTACTTTGACCTAATAAACCAGCAACTGTACCAAACGCTTGAGTAGTTGCGTTTTGTTTTTCTTCTTCAATTTTTTTAGTCCTTTCTAAATCTGCTTTACCATTTGCTATTTTTGCATTTAATATTTCCTTATCTCTTTCTAATCCTGTTTGCCTTGATTGCTCCATAAATTCATCAAGTGCAATTTGTGCGTCTATTTTTGCTTGTGTTCCAATAGATGCTTCATCAATAATAGATTGTAACCTATTTTGTTCTATTACCTTTTCTTCTTCATCAACAAGTTTTAATGCTTCTAATTTTAAAAGTTCGTTTTCTATTTGTTCAGCGTTAAAACGTTTCCTTTCTATTGAAATAGAATTTTCACTTTCTAATTGACTATTTGTTATTTCTAAGTTTTCTCTTTTTAATGAGTTAATATTTGTTTGTTGTTCTGATTGAAACCCAGCAACCTTTGCATCAATAGCAATCATTTCTGTCTGTAACTCGTAAATTTCATTTGACAATTCAACAGTTTCACCTTTTAAATTAGCTTCTTGTTGTAGTGCATTTATTCTTGCTTGTACTGTTTTCTTTTCGGCTTCGTTTTGTTTTACTAATATTGCACCTAATTCTTCATTTGCTTTTATTCTATCAGCAATGCTTTTACTTTCATCATCTCTTATTTGTCTTTGTTGTTCTGCTTGTAAATCATACTGTTCAACTAATCGTTGTTGTTCTTGTGCTAATCTTTCAAAATTCTTTTTAGAATTTACTAATCTTTTTGCATCAGCATTAGCTTGTTTTATATCTACTTTATCAATTACTTCTACAACAGCTTCTGCAATTCCACCAGCTAAAGAACCAACCTCTCCAACTGCTTCTAAAAAATTATCTGCTATTTCTTTACCAGAATTTTTAATATTTTCACCAGTCTTTAATAGCTTTTCTTGGGTTTCTGTAATTGCTAAATTTAAACGTTTTATTTCTTTTGGGTCACCATTTCCGAAAAACGATTCTTCCCAAGCTAATTGTGCTTTTTGAACTCCTAAAACAACCCCTTGAATAGTTCCAGCAATTAAATTTAATGCTATTGATAAAGTACCACTTACGACTTTTGAAAGTGCATCAAAGCCACCAGTAGCATCTGACACTTTACCTAATACATCTGTAAAAACATCAGTAACTTGTTTTACAACTATACTAACTGTTTCAAATGCAATATTTACAATGTCTACTATTTTTTGATTACTTTCAAATGCTTCAGATAATTTATCAACTAATTTAACCGCAATACCAAGACCTAAACCTTTTAAAGCAAGTCCGACTCCTTTAAACCCTTTAGATAATAAACCAGTTGAGTTAGCAGTTTTCTTTGTAGATTCATCTATTGCTTTTAAAGATTTTTTACCACTTTCACCTGTTTCTGTTAAAGTCTTATTAAGTTTTTCTACTTCTTTTAAAGTCTTGTCAGTTTTAGCTTCTAACTCAATTATTATTTTTTCCATTTCAACTCTTGTTTTTTTCTTGTAAACACTTCTTTAAAACTATCTGGAAACTTGTTTTTTCCCTTTGCTAATTGTACAATCTCAGATTTACAATCCGTTTCTTTTAATAGAAATAATACTTCTTTTATCATATATCGTTTAGCAATTCAATTTCAGACTTGCCCGTGTTTAAGTTAGTATTTATTGAGTTGATTTTAAAACTTCTATTGTTGATTATAAACCTATCAGCTAAACTGTATTTCAATAATATTCTTAAAGGTAAATAAGCAGTAACTTTTGTAAGTCTATTTTGTTCATTAAACACACTTGCAATATAGTTTTCGTAAAATGTTTTAAACAAAGTATTTGTAAAAGTAGTACCTATGTATTCGTTTTTTTCTGCGTTAAAATTTATATTTGCCGTAGTTATATCTGTTGAAAAATTTACAGCGTTTGATGGCATTACAATGCTTCCAGACAATTCACTATGCGTACCAACTCCATCTATAAAACTAATTGACTTAGAAACTCCGTTATCTTGAATAGCATTTAATACTGGATAAAATAAAACAGGCATACCAATATATGAATCTTGATTGTCGTCTACACAATATCCCCATTGTATTGTTGTTAAACTATTATCAGAAACATCAAATAATCTTTCATATTTTAAAATAGAAAAAGGTAAGGATACGCTATACAATTCTCCGTCAATTGCTTTTTCGTCTATTGTTGACTGCGTATAGTCAATTCTTGACCAGTCAACACCCTCTAATTGGTTGTGAGTTTTTGCTAAAAAAGTATTTGTATCCTCGTAAAAAAAAGAAACCTCTCTATAAGGTAAAGCAACGTTTATACCGCTGCTATCAGTCGATATGTATTTACTAATATCATAAGAATTATAGTTGGCATAAAATTCATCTAACGGTAAAACATTTATTATATCAGTGTTATTTTCAACATAAGCAGTTAAATTAAACATTTTAAATAACCCAGTTAAAAAATCAATAATTTTAATATCTGGTATTTGTCCAGTTATAATAAATTGAAATTCAGCGTTAACACTAAAAATACCTGTTGAATAAGTATCAATTGTTGTAGGCTCGTTTTCATAAGTATAACGAAATTCCCACTCAATATCTGTAAAAGAAAAAGCAGTTCCATAAGTTAAAACAACATTAAATTGTGCGCTAGGTTGAGCATAAGGTTTTAAATCTATTATACGACTAAGAAATGTTACATTAGATTCTTGATAAATCTCAATACCATTTCTTAATACAGAAACATTATAAGGCTCGCTTGTACTTCTGTTTAATGTTAATTCAAAACTATCAATATATTCTAAAGGTTGAAATGGTCTAATTTCAGCAGTTGATGAATTTATCATACTTAAAATTTCTCCATCATTAGCAACCCACCCATCAACTAATTTAGTAAATTCTACTATTTGATTTCCTGCAATTACATTACCTTTTTTTCTATGTAACCACATAAATAATTTATAATATCTTTCGTTTGAGGTACTAAAGAAATCGTCACTAAATACAAAACCGTATCTTGTTTGAATTGCTTCAATTATATTATGTATTCTTAAAGAATATTTTAATTCATCCCAACCTACACCGTGGTCTGGATGACCTGTCTGCCAAAATAAATTACCTGTAAGATTAACCCCGTGAGAATGTCCGCTTGTAGAATCATATAACAACCTTTCTGTGTGTGTAATCAAAGGCACTACAACATCATTTGTTAATGGATTTAGTTTTAAACCTGCAAGAACTCCAGCAGGAGAATACACTTGGTTTAATGAGTTTAAACTGTTTAAATTACTTAATTTATCCTCTCCTAATAAATCTTTTAATGTAACTGTACTACCAAAAAAAGTTACTTTATAAGTATGTGCAACATTGTTTTTTAAATCAACCCCATCTAGTTTTATTTTACCTTTTCTAAATGGTAATAAATTTAATTCTATTAACGCATCTTTTTTAGTTCTACCATCAAAACCTCCTACTATATCATAATTATAATAGTGTTTAAATATCTTGTTATTAGTTTTAGACGCTGGTAAAGTAAAAGTCTTAGAAAAGTCTGTAAATATCTTAGAAATATCTTTGACATTTTGGATAGATTGCGTTAAAGATACCGTTTCATCTTCAAACATTTCCACCCTTTGACCCTCAATATACAACTGTAATTTTTGCATCTATCTTATGTTATTTATAACGTTAAAAGAATTATCAAATTCTATTGTATATTCTACAAGCCTATCGTTTAAAGATGTCTTATAAGTGATA